GAGAACATCGAGCCTACTTGGTTTAGTCCGTTGAACTTAAAGGTTTATCAAGGATATCGCAATACTAGAAGGGAGCGTGTGGTGACTGCCCTGGGTTACAAAGTAAGGCGCGCTTGTAATGTCATGATAGACTTAGACACTTTAAGTGTGGCAAAAAACTCACGAAGTATTTCACCAAACTTCTGTCATTCACTCGACGCAAGTGTTATGCTTTCTACTGTAGAAAGGATGAAGCTAGTTGGTGTGAGTTCGCTCTCGATGATACATGATTCGTTTGCCACTCACGCAGCCGACGCGCCACTCCTTGCTCGTCAACTTCGAGAGTCAGTCATTCAGATATTCTCTGATAACTTACTTGAGAAATTTCAGCAAGACATTAAATCTTTAATGCCTAACGCTGAGTATCCAGACCTTCCACCTTTGGGAAGTCTAGATATTAATTCACTAACCAGATCACGCTATTTCTTTAGCTGATCGAAACAACTTTAAAATTTTGAAAAAAATAATTACACCAGTAGGTAGGGCTTTGTTTCCTGCCTTGAACCCAGGATTTCCTGATACAACTTTTGACCCTGTATACCAAGTACTGTTATGCGGTAAGCCAGAAGAGTTTGGGGATTTCATTACACAAGTCCAAGCTATACATCAAGAAGCTATTGATGCTCAACAAGCTATCATCGTTAATGCAGGTGGTAAGAAGAAAGTGAAAGTTCACGCCCTTCCTATCGTTGAAGATATCAAAGATAAGGATGGTAACCTAACAGGAGAGATTGCACTTAAGTGTAAGCTTAAGGCAGAGGGAACTCGTAAGGATGGTAGTCCTTACAAGAATGACCTTATGCTTTTTGATTCTCAAGGCCACGTTTATAACGGTAGTGATGAGGTAGGTAATGGCTCTAAGTTAAAGGTAGGTATCTACCCTAAGACTTGGTTCGTGCCAACTCTTGGAGTAGGACTCACACTTGAAATAGGTGCTGTCTTTATCATTGATTTAATCTCTAAGTCTGGACGCGCTGAAACCGCAGAGGACTGGGGCTTTGAAAAGGAGGACGGTTTTACTGCTCCTAAGAGTACTTCTGAGAAAGTTGTGGAAACTTTCGGAGGTGCGGAGGAAGAACAAGGCGAACACGCTTTCGACTTCTAATGCATTTGTATCTTCAACTCCTGCATAATCCTGTCCCTGCGTCACGACCACGAGTCACACGTTGGGGGGTTTACTTCGGTAAGAAGTACACGGCGTACAGGAATGATGCTCCGAGTACTATTGCTGAGGCAGTAAAACTTGCAGGGGTTGAGGATCTTCTTCCACTAAAAGACACCTTGTTCATATCAGCTATTTACGAGGTACAACAACCTAAAAAAACAAAGCTTCAATACCCAAATCCAGATATTGATAATTACGATAAGGCCCTTTTCGACTGTCTTGGTAAGGCAGGAATATGGGACGATGACAAACAAATACTAGCCTCCTTTTCAATGAAGAGATGGGCGCATAAAACTAAACAACCATGCACACACTTAATGATAACGACTCACAATTCGTCCGACATATCCCCTGCCCTAGTTGCGGAAGCAAAGACAACGCTGCTTTATATGATGACGGACACACATTCTGCTTTGGGTGTGAGTACAGGGAGTCTGCCAACGACGCTGTAGTAAAAGAGAAACCTAGATTGACATCATCATTATTAGAAGTAGATTACGCACCACTACCCAAGCGAGGACTTACAGAAGAAACCTGTCGCAAGTGGGGTTATGGTCAAGGATACATTGGTGGTAAGCCAGTACAGGTTGCAACATACTGCGACGATCACGGCAAGCCAATTGCTCAGAAGTTAAGAGGGGCAGGAAAAGATTTCTCTATTGTTGGGGACTCGAAGAACATAGGGCTTTATGGTAAGCACCTGTGGCAGAGTGGTGGCAAGATGGTCACCGTTACAGAGGGGGAGATAGATGCCTTATCAGTCAGTCAGTTAACAGGAAATAAGTGGGCAGTCGTGTCTATACCTAACGGTGCGCAAGCTAGTGTTAAAGCTATAGCGAAAGATATCGAATGGTTAGAAACTTTCGACTCAGTCATATTCATGTATGACCAAGATGAGCCTGGTCAAGAGGCAGCTAAAGCTTGTGCGCTACAGCTAAGTCCAGGTAAGGCTAAGATAGCAAACCTACCATTGAAGGATGCTAACGAGATGTTAGTTGAAGGTCGTGGTGGTGAGGTCATCAATGCACAATGGGGTGCTAAACCATACCGCCCTGATGGTGTCATCTGTGGAGAGGATCTATGGGATAGAGTGTCAGAGATAAATGATACTGAATGTATCCCCTACCCTTGGAAGGGAATGAATGAAAAGACCTATGGCATCAGACTCGGAGAACTCGTCTGTCTGACCGCAGGAACTGGCATTGGTAAGTCAAGTGTATGTCGTGAGATTGCTCACTACTTACTTGCTCAAGATAAGAAGGTGGGCTACATAGCACTTGAAGAGTCAGTAGCTAGAACTTCTAAAGGATTGATAGGTATTCAACTGAACAAACCTATCCACCTACATGGTCATGAGGTAGACCAAGAGGAATTACGCGAGGGTTTCGAGGCTACTCTAGGTCAAGGCAACCTCACACTCTACGACCACTTCGGTTCTACCAATGCTGATAACCTTTTATCTAAGATACGTTACATGACGGTGGCTCTTGGGGCTAAGTACATTATCCTCGACCACCTATCTATCGTGGTATCTGGCTACGAAGATGGAGATGAGAGGCGTAGAATTGATGCTGTGATGACTAAGCTGAGAAGCTTGGTAGAAGAACTGGGTATATGCCTCTTCCTTGTAAGCCATCTTAAGCGTCCTCAGAACACCTCTCATGAGGAGGGAGGACAAACTAGCCTCGCTCAACTGCGTGGCTCACAGGCTATCCCACAGCTTTCTGACATGGTGCTAGGGTTTGAGCGTGACCAACAGGATGCTAACCTGGCTCATGTCACCACCGTCCGTGTCCTGAAGAACAGATACTCAGGGGATACAGGCATCACTTGCTATCTGAAATATGATCGTGAGACAGGTAGGCTTAATGAATGTGACATTGACTTCGAGTCAAGTAACGCAGTCAAGAAAGAATTCTCAGAACCAGTACCTTTCTAATGGAGATGCACTGGAAGAACAGAGGCTTTGGTAATTACGATGGGTATTACAAAGGTAGTTTACGAGGAAGGATATCTTCGGTCTATGGTCGGCGAGGTCGTGGGTGGAGGGTTCTCTTCCCTGATGATAGGACGGTTACTTACCATACAACAAAACTAAATGAGGCTAAAGACCTTATTGCATCACACGTTAAACACACGGAGAAACTAAAGAATGATAAATAATGAAACAACTAAAACTGTCCTCGTCAGCATCAGCGGAGGACGTACATCTGGATACATGGCGAGATGGATGCAGCAGAACCCTGACAAGGTGGCTGAAATTCTCGGCGAAGATAGTATAGAAATCGTCTATGTATTCGCTAACACAGGAATGGAGCATCCAGATACTCTACGATTCTTAAACGATATTGACGTTAAGTTTGGTCTAGGAATCGTATGGGTCGAGGGGGTCACTCAACATAATGTGAGGGTTTCAACAAAGCACCGAGTAGTTGATTATGAATCCGCTTACACCTACGATCAATGGACAGATGTCAATCATCCATTCCATAGTTTTATCATGAAATATGGAATACCTAACGTGAAAGCCTTAGCTTGTACTAGAGAAATGAAATTGAATCCTATACATAGCTACATGGCATCTTTAGGTTTAAAGAAAATGAAGGATTATTACACAGCTATAGGCATTCGTGAAGATGAGTCTCGAAGAGTGTCAGCTAGGGCAGGTGTGGAGAATGTTATCTACCCTCTTATTGATATGAATCCTGCAGATAAGGAGGATATACTGGAGTGGTGGGGTCAATATGATTGGGATTTGAATATCCCAGAGTGGCTAGGAAACTGTGTTGGATGTTATAAGAAGTCTTACAAGAAATTAAAAGCTGTATGGCACGACTTCCCAGAAGCTTTTGAGTTTACAGCAGGTATGGAGAAGACGTACCCTCGCGTCGGTGCTGAGTTTACAAAATATGATGATGCTGTGGACAGAACATTCTTCCGTATGAATGCTACAACCCCTAAGCTTCTTGAATCTTTTGAGCATGGTGGGGATCACGCTTCTTACATTAACGTGATGGACGATGCAGGTTGTTCTGAATCATGTGAACTTTTTGACACAGACTGGAGTAAAGAATGATAAATAATGAAACAACTAATGATAAGAATCACTACACAGATAAGGTAGCTACCGCCATCGCTGAGTTGGGTAAGAAGGTATATAAAGAAACCTTTATATTTGATATCGAAACGGATGGCTTCCTCGACGAGTGTACAAAGATACATTGTGTAGGGCTTACTACTCCTTATGGGGAACGTGCTATCTACTCTGGTAAGGAGTTGATAATGGGGCTGAAGCATTTAGCTAATGCTAAACATCTCATTGGGCATAACATTATTGGTTTTGATATCCCTGTCATTCAGAAGTTATTTCCTACATGGAGGACTAATGCAAAGATTAGTGACACGTTAGTAATGACTCGTGTTGGATATCCTGACATCATTAAACATGACTGGTCAAACATCCATAAGAATGATATGCCTAAGAAACTATATGGTCGGCAAAGCCTGGAGGCATGGGGATACCGATTAGGCATTCGTAAGGGGGACTTAGGATCTGACGGCAATGCAACAGATTGGTCTACCTATACAGATGAGATGGGTGACTACTGCCTACAGGATGTAACTGTTAACTTAGTGCTATACCAACACCTGCTAAAGAAGGGAGTGTCTGAAGACTGCTTAGAATTAGAGCAAGCCTTTATGTTAGACATACATAATATGATGGAGAATGGGTTTGAGTTTAACTCTGAAGATGCAGCAAAGCTGTATGCCAAGCTTCAAGTAAGGAAGAGTGAGATAGAAGGTAAGCTTCAAACTATATTCCCTCCTCAAGTTACTTACCTGAAGACACCTCAGTATTACTTAGATAGATACGATAACAAGTATCGCATTAAGGGTGATGCTCCTAATGATGAACGTGCTTCACTAAGGCGTGGGCCTCTTAAGGAAAGAAGCGTACCCTTCAACCCAAGTAGTCGTGACCAGATCGGTAAAGCTTTCATTGAGAAGTACGATTGGAAACCTAAGGAACATACTAACGAGGGTAAGCCTAAGGTTGATGAGAGCATATTAATGTCACTACCTTACCCAGAGGCTAAACCTTTAGCGGAGTACATGATGCTTACTAAGCGGATAGGACAGTTAGCAGAAGGTGATGCTGCGTGGTTGAAGTTAGTTAAGGAGGGGCGTATACATGGTTTTGTAAACCACAACGGTGCTGTATCAGGTAGATGCACCCATAGCCGTCCAAACATTGGGCAAGTTCCTGCAGTCCGTGCGCCTTTTGGTAAGGACTGTCG